TTTCTGTCCCTTCTTCATTTTGATAATATTTTACAAAATCCATATTAAAACCTTAAAATGCTAAAATTGTGTTTAAGATGAAGTATCATAACTATTTATATTTATCTTCTTTGTCAAATATTGAAATTCTTGTTTTTCATAATATCCCATTCTATCTTTCCAATGCTTGAATACGTGGTTTAAATGAAGAACTTCCTTATCTCCCCATGTATTTATCCATGTCAAGTCATCTACAATATCCCAAATTATTACATTCTTTTTAGTCTCATGTCTTCTAAGACCCCTTCCGATTGACTGGAGTATAGTTATTTTAGAACGAAAACTTGAAGCAAAAATAACATGATGAAGTCTTTTAATGTTTAAACCCGTTGACATAGTTTTAAACGTGCCTAATATAATGGTGCTTCCTTGAACATTAGTAAGTTGTCTTATTCTTTCCCTTTCTTCCGCTTCAGTTTTTCCATAAATCTCAAAAATTTGATGTTCTTTGAAGTTTTCTTCAAGGTACTTCTTGATATCTTTGAGGTGAGATATCTTATGACAAAGGATAAGAATATTTTGGGTTTTATCAATTCTGTTGATAATATATCGAAAAATCTTATTTCGGTCAGTATTTCCGTAAATAATATCCAACTCTTCTTGATATTCCTTTTGTTGAATATCTCCTTCGTCGTCATGCCAATATCTGTATACTTGTTCTTTCGGATACTCTAAAAGAAGATTAGCAATCTTAATTTTAGATAAAATTCCTTTCTCAATCAATTCTGAACTTGTCGATTCAAAAATCTTTGGACCAAGATATCCGTAAATAGTAAACTGATTAATCTGTTCTTCTGGCATTGTTCCTGTCATACCAATACGATACTCTGCGTTGACACACTTCTTCAAAATTGAATTAATTGATGTGCATTTTGCTAAATGTACTTCATCCACAATAACTGCTTTAAATTGCTTAAAAAAATCTTCTTTCTTTTTAATAGCGGATTGCCATGTACTGCAAATAACTTTTGGTTCACTTTTAATTTCAATTTTTGTAATTTTCATCAAAAATTCTCCTAACTATTATATCTTTCATTTCACCTTTTTTGGTGGGTTTTTTAGTATTCAATACTTTAAAAAATGTCGCATAAGACCATTTCATTTCATTTAAAGTTTTTTCTAAACTTTCTTCAATATTTAATTTTTGCCAATTATTCTCTTGAATTTTTTTAAACTCATAAATAACACCTCTTTTTTTCATATAATGATTTTTGCCAGAAGTTTTTTCAACTTTTTTAAAAATACTTAAATCATTAAACATTGGATTATTAGTTATAAAAATATTGCTTTTATTTTTTTCTCTTGTTAGCATAGTTTTATTATGTGTTTTTTTATTACAAAACGGACTAATCCATTCGCCTTTTTCAATTTTTTCATTCATCAACTCTTTCTTATATTTTACAACTTCTTTTTTAATTTTTTCGTATTCTCTAGATGATTTAATACCCATCCTTGACATCATCATATAAAGTCCATAAATCATTTTAAGTCTAAATTTTTCAATTGAAAATTTAGTTAAAAGAATATGACATAATAAATGTTCTCTTAATGTCAAAAATACCAAATTTTCTTTATTATTTTTACCACCAAATGATCTTGGAACAATGTGATGTTTTTCATATTCTTGATCCTTTTTTAAATTATTTCTTCTATTTTCAATAATATTTAAATAACACTTAAAATATTTGTTTTCTATAATTTGATTGGACCCAAACATAATCTATTTCGTCTCCTTCTTGAAGTTGGCTTACTAGCTTCTTACTATTATTTATAGTTTTTATAAACTGATTGCCAAGAAGGACGAGTTTTTTTCCATTTTCTAAACTTAAATGATATTCTTCATTTTCTCTAAAATTAGAATTATGATAAAGAGGAACCAAAAAATTATCTATATTTTTCCAATTATAGTCTTTAAAATCTGACTTCATTTGGTTGACAAGGCTCACATTAGGGACTATGAGTAATATCTTACCATGAGCAATACCTAATATGAACCTGATGATGGAATAGATAACAAGAGACTTTCCAGAGCCGGTTGGGGATTCTATGACTCCTCTTTTCATCCTCAAAGCTTTTTTAATACAATAGTCTTGATAATCTCTTGGAGAATAAGATGAGTCTGTAAAAATAGCTTCATAGAAAGTTTCAAACTCTTCATCAGAAATTTCATTAATAAATTCACTTCGGTTGAAATTAGCTTTGTACTGATAACCGAACTTGTTACAGAACTTAACAAATTGTGGAAAAAGGCCAATAGGAATAGTTTGATTATTCCAGTCAAAGAATGAAATTTTCCCATCCCAAATTTTAGCTTTTACACGCGGATTAAACCATCTATTCTCTATATAACAAGAAAAATATTCCTTAATCTCTAGTGCCGAACTTCTTGTAAGGTTTTTAACTTGGAAGTATACTTCATCTATTTTATTAAGTTCAAGGTTTTCCATTATATTTCCTTTACATTAATCCTTTACTTATCTTTTTTAAGTCTATGTAATTTTTGATTCTAAATCCCAAATTGTTAATATGATCAAGTAATTGTTCAAGATATTTTACTTGAACTTCTTGTTGTGAATATTCAAGAGCAATATTGTAAAACTTATCATCAGCTTTTATATATGCTTCAATTTCTCCTTTGCTATCAAGTTGAAAGTTAAAATTGAATTTGTAGTGGTGATATAATTCACCGTAAATTTTATCTTTTTCATGTCCTTTTGTTTTAAGAAATTTCAGTTCTTTTGTGTAGATTTGGAGAACGTTTGAGTACAAATTTGATAACTGAATTGACTTTTCCATAACATTTTCTTCAGTAATTTTCAGTTCAACTTCAACTTTTAATTTCAACTTCTGAAAATCTTCAGGTTTCATAAACACTCCTTTTCACATTTGAAGATATGCCCGCAGGGCTTCTTTACCTAGAGGTTTGTCTAGGTTACTCTAGAATAACCTAGGTTACTCTAGTATAACCTAGGTTATTCTAGGTTAATCTAGAATAAATTAAAGATACTTTAATATTATATATATATTATTTATATATTATTTATTTTATATATTATACATTATAAGGCGATTTAAGTTCTAAAATTTATTATGTGAAAAAAAGTTGTTGACAAATGTAAAAGAAAATGATATCATTTGTTATGCGTCAATGGCATGATTGAATTTACACAGGAGAATCTATGGTTGTTAAATTTAAAAAATTAACATTTCAAAATATACTTTCATTTGGAGCGAATCCGACTGTTCTTGAATTTGAACACGGAGTCAATCTCATTTCTGGACTGAATGGTTCAGGAAAATCGGCAATTCTAGACGCTCTTTCGTTTTGTCTTTTTGGTCAACCCTACAGAAAAATTAAAATAAAAGAACTGATAAATCGTAAAAACAAAAAAAATCTCAGTGTTTCATGTGAATTTATTGTTGATGAAAAAGACTGTTATGTTTTAACAAGAAATATGAACGTTGACAGTATTGAAATTTTAAAAAATGGTGAAGAACTTGAATTACTTTCTTCCAAAAAATTGAATCAAGAAGAAATTGATAAAATTCTTGGAATAAATCATCAGATGTTTAAGCAAGTAATTTCACTAGCTGTGAATTATAATAAGCCATTTTTATCAATGCAATTATTTGAGAAAAGAGAAATCATTGAGAAAATTTTTAACATTGTTGTTTTTGGACAAATGTTAAGATTCGTTAAGAAAAATAATGTAGAAATAAAAACTAAAAGTGAAGTCAATAGTAGAAGTATTACTTTACTTGAGCAACATTTAAAATCTCTTCGTAAAAGAGTCGTGGAATTAACTGAAGCACAAAATAATTTTCAAACAAATAAAGAAAAAGATTTAAGAGATAATGACGAAAGAATTAAAAGATTTTTAAGAGAAAAAATAGAAATTGACGAAGAACTAGAATCAATAATTGTTCAAGTTGATTCGACGAATTTTGATGAAGAAACACTTAAAAATCTGAAAAAAAGAAAAGATGAAGTTGTAAAAAGTATAAATGAAAATGAATTTGTTGTTAAATCTTCAGAAGAAATGATAGATTCATTGGAAAAAAATAAAACATGTCCTTGGTGTAAGACAGACATTACACAAGATCACAAAGACAAAGAAGTTAAAAGACTTACAGATGAAATTAAAGAAAAAAGAAATGAAATAAACAAATGTAAATCTGAAAGGAGAGACATTGAAAAAGAAATTTCAAGACAAGAAACTTGGCTAAAAGAATTAAACGATTCGCATTTTAAAAGAGACAATTTACAAGAAAAGTTGTCATTAATTGATAGGGAACTTGCTTCTGCTGAAGATAGAAGAAATAATATTCTTAACAGAGAAATTGATTTTAATCTCGAATCAATTAATCATGAGTTTGAAGAAAAAAAAGTAGAATATAAAGATATCTGGAATGAAACAAAAAACATTAAGAAAATTTTAAAAAATAATGATATTGTTCAAAGCATTCTTTCGGAGAGCGGAATTAAAGCATATTTTTTTAAGAAATTAATTCCAATTCTTAACATTAAGATAAATGAATATCTTAAGTTATTTGAACTTCCCGTTATTATCCAATTTGATGAATTCATGGTCGAACGTATAAATAACCTCGAAAATCTCAGAAACGAAATTTCTTATTATTCATATTCAGAAGGTGAGAAGAAAAGGATTGATATGTCAATTCTTTTATCGTTTATCAGCATAACTAAAACTATCTCAAATTGGAACTGCAATCTTCTTATCATTGATGAGTTACTTGATAGTGCCATTGATGAAGGTGGTCTTGAGAAGCTGGTAAGTAGTTTAAAGACGATGGTTTATGATACAAAAGATTTGAGCATTTATATTATTTCGCATAGATTACAGCAAGACTATTCGTCACAATTTAAAAACTGTTTACAATTACAAAAAAACAGTAATAGCTTTTCTGAGATAACCAAGGAGGTTTCAAATGCCTGAATATGTCAATAATAGAATATTTTATTCTTTACTCAAAGAGTATAGAGAAACAGGATCAAAGAAAATTTACGAAGAAATAGGAAAGTGTTTTCTTTTGATATCGAAAAATTTACTAAATAGAGAAAGATACATCAACAGAACACCTGATAGAAAAGATGAAATGATTTCCGATGCTGTTTATTATATGTGTCGTTACATAAACAAATTTGATTTAGAAAGAAAAAATCCATTCGCTTATTTTACTACAATAGCAAAAAATGCATTTTTACAAAATATTCAAGAATATAATAAAAGAGACGAAATGTTTACATCAATAGAATATATCGATAATACTGATACAATGGAAAACTTACTATGA